TTGATTCAGGAAATGTTAGGATATTTTCTCGTTCCTGTTACGAGAGCACAGAAATGTTTTGTTATCGTAGGTGAAGGTGGTGCTGGAAAGTCACAGCTCCTGTTGGTGTTGAATCAGGTGCTTTTGGGCTCGGAGAATGTTAGCAATGTATCATGGCAGGCATTGAATGAGAGATTTAAGACAGCGGAGCTTTTTGGGAAATTGGCAAATATTTTTGCAGATCTTCCTACTAAAAACATTGATGACAATGGCATATTCAAAGCGTTAGTAGGTGAGGACTATCTCACAGTAGAGAAGAAGAACAAAAATCCGTTTTCTTTTCAGAGCAAAGCAAGATTATTGTTCTCCTGCAATACAATACCGAGGAATCTTGGTGATAAATCAGAAGGCTTTTATCGTAGATTGATTTTAATACGCTTTGATCATGCGGTACCTGAGAATATTAAGGATCCTAATCTGTTAGAAAAACTGAGAGCGGAAGCAGATGGTATTTTCATATTTGCATTAGAAGGTTTGAGACGTCTTATAAACAACAACTATAAGTTTTCGGAAACAGAGCGTAATAAGCGTGAGTTGGAACAGTACAGGGAAGAAAGTGACAATGTGCTTTCCTTCGTTGGAGAATGCTGTGAACTGGGGCCTGGTTATGACTATGGATCTACAGAGTTATACAACGCCTATAAAGGATTTTGCGAGGACAGCGGTGTGAAACCATATTCACAGAAGAATTTTGTGAAGCAGTTGATTGCCAATGTTCCTGGTACCGATAAAGGCGTGGATAAATTGGGTAAGAGACGAATGATAACAGGGATTCGTTACATTCCAGATGACTTTGATTAACCATATCAAGGTCACTGGATAACCATAAAATTTGACACATTTGACGGGGCAGACTCTATTACATCTAATATACGATTCAAAAATATTAGTATAAATGATTTTTTGAAACAAAAAGTCAGTACAGTAGGATTTTACGTGTCAAATGTGTCAGAAGCCTTGATTAATAGGGAGGTTATTTGACAGATGAAAGAATCAGATATTGTGAGAGCAATACTTCGTTATTTAAAAACCGTGCAGAATTGTTTCTTTTGGAAAGAGCATGGAGGAATGTACGGAACTGCCGGTATCCCAGACATCATAGCCTGTATTGATGGTAGATTTTATGGCTTTGAAGTTAAGACAGATGAGGGAACACCGACCAAACTTCAATTAGCAACAATCCGTAAAATAAATGCTGCCGGAGGTATAGCTCAGGTTGTGAGGTCTGTGGAAGATGTGAAGGCGGTGATTGCTAATGGCTAAATTGGATGGAAATCCTTATGAAAATTTGGCAAATGCAATTATTATCAATGCTTGCAATGATTACAGAAATGCACTGAAGAAGATTAAAAGAAATCCGAACAACAAAGATGCACTGAGCGAAGCTTTAGAGTTGGAGAGATTTTTTCACTCTCCTTGGTATGGAACACTTACAACTATTGACGGAGATTTCATTATTAGAAAACTTCGTGCTGAGATTGCGGATGGGAGGTAACACTATGGTAAGTGCAAAAGAATATTTGAAAAGAGCATATCTTCTTGATAAGCAGATAAATGTGGAAATACAGGAACTTGAACAGCTTCGAAATATGAGAGGAACTATTCAGGGATGCAGCTACGGTGAGAAAGTTGGTTCAAATCCGAATCGTAATACCGAAGCTCCATTTATTAAGACTATTGAGAAGATATGGGAATATGAACAAAAGATTGATGCCAAGATAGATAAGCTGGTAGATCTTCGTTCAGAAATCAATGCATCGATTGAGAAGATGGAAAATCCAGAGGAAAGACTTCTTCTTAAATATCGCTACCTGAAAAATGAGAGTTGGGAAGATATCGCTTATGAGCTGAATGTGTCTTATAGAACGGTACATCGTATTCATGCGTCGGCTCTTAACAATTTTATCGTACCGGAATAAGGTTGGCACACTTTGTCCCAACATGGCAGAAGCATATATGTTATTATGGTATTGTAAAAAAGTGTACAACAGAGCGAGGCCTTGGAAGAGAAAATCTTCCAGGGCTTTTTTCATGGAAGGAAGTGAGCACATGCCTTATAGAAGTAACGTGCCTTGTAAACATCCTGGCTGTGCAGCACTTATTCCGCACGGTCAGATGTATTGTGATGAACACAAGCAATTACATAAGAATGACAGAGCCTATGCAAGTGAGCGTGGCTATGGTTCCAAGTGGCAGCGTGAGAGAAGGAAGTTTTTAGATAGCAATCCATTCTGTGTGAAATGTTATGAGGAAGGACATCTTACGAAAGCTACAGTCGTGGATCATATCAAACCTCATCGTGGAGACCGGAAACTCTTCTGGGATCGTGGGAACTGGCAGCCGTTATGTGAGCATCATCATAATGTAAAGACAATGACGGAAGATAGATATGTGGAATATCGCTTCTGATGGAGTGAGGGTAGGGGGTATCTGAATCTCTACAGCCCTTAGGCTCCAAGACCGGCGCCCCCTCTTCTGTGCAAAATCGCAAAATGAAAAATGAATTTTAGGGAAAGGAGGGATTCCGATGGCAGGTAGAAAACCAAAGCCAACAGCTGTGAAAAAGTTGGAAGGCAATCCGGGGAAAAGAAAACTGAATACGAAGGAGCCGATGCCAGGTAGTGGGATGCCCGACTGTCCAAAGTGGCTATTACCTGAAGCAAAGGAAGAGTGGAACAGACTCTGTGAAAAACTGAATCAGATGGGTGTTCTTACTGATATAGACAGGGCTGCATTTGCTGCTTACTGCCAGTCTTATGCAAGGTGGAAGGAAGCACAGGAGCATATCAATTCTGAGGGTGCAACCTATGAGACAGAAAATGGTATGCAAAGACCTAATCCTTATGTGGCTATCTGCAATACAGAGCAGAGACTGATGATGTCTGCTGCTTCTGAGTTTGGGCTTACACCGTCTGCCAGATCCAGAATCATGGCAGCAAGCACTACAAATAAAGCTGATGTTGATGAGATGGAGGCTTTGCTTGGGGGTGATTCCTAATGGCGAAAGAACCAAGACCAAAGGGATATCCAAAGTTAAAGAATTATAAGCCTTCTCAGTTTATGCTTCCTACTTCACACTATGATAAGAAGAAAGCAGACAGGGCGGTTACTTTTATTGAGAACCTTTGCCACACAAAAGGCAAATGGGCTGGAACACCATTCTGGTTATTGCCATGGCAGGAGCAATTGATAAGAGATATCTTTGGAATTGTTAAACCCGATGGAAATAGGCAGTTTCGAACTGCATTTGTTGAAATATGTAAGAAGGTAGGTAAGAGCGAATTGGCAGCAGCTGTCGCTCTTTATTTATTGTATGCAGATAATGAGCCAAGTGCTGAGGTATATGGTGCAGCTGCGGATCGTCAGCAGGCTTCCATTGTATTTGATGTAGCAAAGCAGATGGTTGAGATGTCACCTGCTCTGATGAAGCGTTCAAAGCTGATGGCGGCAACCAAGAGAATTGTCAATTATGGTAATGCTGGTTATTATCAGGTGCTGTCGGCTGAGGTTGGTGGTAAGCATGGATTTTCAGTATCAGGATTAGTATTTGATGAGATTCATACTCAGCCTAATCGTCAGTTATATGATGTTCTTACCAAGGGTTCCTCTGATGCGAGACAGAATCCGCTTCACTTTATAATCACTACTGCAGGAAATGACAGACATTCCATTGCATATGAGCTTCATACAAAGGCGGTGGATATCTTAGAGGGCAGGCGTGTGGATCCTACATTTTATCCGGTGGTCTATGGACTTAAGGATGACGAGGACTGGGAAGATGAAGCAAACTGGTATAAGGTCAATCCTTCCCTTGGATATACCGTTGATATTGAAAGACTCCGGGATGCTTACAGAGAAGCAAAGCAGAATCCGGCGGATGAGGTTACGTTTAAGTGGCTTCGTCTGAATATGTGGGTATCAAGTACAACAGCCTGGATTCCTGATGCGATCTATATGAGAGGCAATGAGCCGATCGATATGGATGCGCTGGAAGGAAGAGACTGTTATGCAGGACTCGACTTATCAAGTACAGGTGATATCACAGCTTTGGTGCTTATGTTTCCACCAAGGGATATGACGGAGAAGTATATCGTTCTTCCGTTCTTTTGGGTACCGGAAGATACGATACCAAGAAGAGTTAAGGCGAATTCCGTTCCTTATGATGTGTGGGAAAAGCAGGGGTATATCTTAGCAACGGAGGGTAATGTCATTCATTATGATTATATCGAGAAGTTCATTTATGACTTGGCTGAAAAATATCACATCTTGGAAATAGCAGTCGATAGGTGGAATGCAACACAGATGATCCAGAACTTAGAGGGAGAGGGTTTTACCATTGTTCCTTTTGGTCAGGGATTTTCTTCAATGTCGGCTCCTACGAAAGAGTTCTATCGTCTGTTGATGGAAGGACAGATTATTCACGGAGGACATCCGGTTCTTAGATGGATGGCAGGTAATGTTGTAATTGATACAGATCCTGCTGGCAACATCAAAGTTACTAAGGCTAAGTCAAAAGAGAAGATTGATGGTATTGTTGCTGCGATTATGGCTCTTGATAGATGTATCCGTCAGGAAGGTCAAAGTGGTAGCATTTACGATGAGAGAGGATTGCTAATGATTTAGTGATTACCCTCTTTTTTAATGCAAAGAGGATTGTTATGAAAGGTATTATCGCAGGAATTCTTATAGTGATTGTCGGTGCGATTGCTCTGGCAGTAACTGGTTTTGTATAGATCGTAAGAGCTTGGAGCAATATTTTCAGATAAGGAGCCGATATGGAAGAGTTAAAAGAGAAGATTTTCTTTAAGTGTCTTTGGGAGCTGGAGAAAACACAAATGATAGGTGTTGATCCTAAACACACTGATGATGAATATGAACTGCAGGCATCAAAGTTCAAGGGACTGTTTGAATTGATTGATGAAGTCGGCCTTTCTGATGAATATGGGGAATGGCGACAAAACAATAAAACAAAAGTTGAGGTGGAAGGGTAATGGGTATTATGAGTTTATTCCGGGGCAGAGATGCTCCTACAAATAGAACTGCAGGAAGTTCGTATTCATTTTTTATGGGTTCAAGTTCGGCGGGCAAGAATGTAAATGAAAGATCTGCGATGCAGATGACGGCGGTGTATGCATGTGTGAGGATATTATCTGAAGCGATTGCAGGTTTGCCACTTCATATGTATCAGTATCAGGAGGATGGAAGCAAGGCAAAGGCTTTGGAACATCCTCTTTATCATTTGTTGCATGATGAACCGAATCCAGAGATGACGAGTTTTGTGTTCAGGGAAACGCTGATGACACATCTTTTATTATGGGGAAATGCTTATGCACAGATTATTCGTAATGGTAAGGGTGAGGTGATTGCACTTTATCCATTGATGCCGAATCGAATGGAAGTGAATCGTGATAAGAACGGGAAACTGTATTATCAGTATACGACTTCTTCAGAGGATGCAAAAACAATGGAAGGAAGTACGGTTATACTTGATCCTTCAGATGTGCTGCATGTACCGGGACTTGGTTTTGATGGGTTGGTAGGATATTCGCCAATTGCTATGGCCAAGAATGCAATCGGTCTTGCTATTGCTACAGAAGAGTATGGTTCTAAGTTCTTTGCGAATGGAGCAGCACCTTCGGGTGTGCTTGAACATCCGGGAGTAATCAAGGATCCGACAAAGTTGAGAGACAGTTGGAACCTTGCATTTGGAGGCAGTTCAAATTCCAATAAGGTAGCTGTCTTGGAAGAAGGGGTTAAATATACTCCGATCTCCATTAGTCCTGAACAGGCACAATTTTTAGAAACAAGAAAATTTCAGATAAACGAAATAGCTCGAATTTTCAGAGTACCACCACATATGGTTGGTGACCTGGAGAAGTCGAGCTTTTCTAATATTGAGCAACAGTCCCTGGAGTTTGTGAAGTACACACTTCAGCCTTGGATTATCAGGTGGGAGCAAAATCTGCAGAAAGCACTTCTTACAGAAGAAGAAAAGAAAACTTATTTCTTTATTTTCAATGTGGACGGCTTGCTTCGTGGTGATTATCAGAGCCGGATGCAGGGCTATGCAACAGCAAGACAGAATGGCTGGATGTCAGCAAATGATATCAGAGAGCTTGAAAATCTGGATAAGATTCCTGCCGAAGAGGGTGGGGATATGTATCTGGTAAACGGAAATATGATGCCTCTTGAAATGGCTGGGGCAGCGTATGCACAAAGTAATTTGTCAGAGAAATCTGATGAAAATATCACAGAAAGTGAGGATGGAACAAGTGAAGAACAAGAAGTTTTGGAATTGGGTCAATCAGGCAAGTCCGGGCGAAGACGATAGACAGGAACGTGTGCTTGAAATCAATGGCACGATAGCTGAAGAGTCTTGGTTTGAGGATGATGTGACACCTAAGTTGTTCGCAGATGAGTTGTATGCCGGTTCTGGTCCGGTAACAATCTGGCTGAATTCTCCTGGCGGAGATTGCATTGCTGCCAGTCAGATCTATGCAATGCTTATGGATTACAAGGGTGATGTCACTATCAAGATTGATGGGATTGCCGCAAGTGCAGCATCTGTAATAGCGATGGCAGGTACTACTGTGCTGATGGCACCAACATCTTTGATGATGATTCATAATCCGATGACCATGGCATTTGGTGACCATGAGGATATGAAGAAAGCGATGGATATGCTTGGCGAGGTAAAAGAGAGCATTATCAATGCCTATGAGATTCGTACCGGAGTATCTAGAGCGAAGCTTTCCCATTACATGGATTCAGAAACATGGATGAATGCCAATAAGGCGATTGAACTGGGATTTGCAGATGATGTGTTAAGAGATGAAAAGAGGACTGTTTCAGATGAAGCATTTGCTTTTTCTGGAAAGGCTGCACAGACATCACTTATGAATAAGCTTTGCAAACCAGTAAAAAATGCAGCTGTTAAGGAAACTGTGGCACAGATGGCAGCGATTCCTGTCAGAAATGTCACTGTAAGCGACTCAGTAGAGTCAGGAACTAAGGTAACAGATCTCGAAAAGAGATTAAGTTTATTGAAATGATGGAGGATTTTGACATGAGTAAGGTAAATGAATTAAGAAGTCAGAGAGCAAAGGCGTGGGATCAGGCAAAGGCATTCCTGGATTCTCACAGAAATGAAAAGGGTATTCTTTCAGCAGAAGATACCGCAGCATATGAAAAGATGGAGCAGGAGATCGTGGATCTTGGCCATGAGATTGAGCGTCAGGAGAGAATGGATGCGCTAGAGCGTGAGCTTGCAGCACCTGTAAATACTCCAATTACTGCCAAGCCTGAAAGCCGTAAGGTTGATGAGAAGATTGGTCGTGCTTCCGATTCCTATAAGAAGGCATTCTGGAGTCAGGCACGTGCCAAGGATGGTGTTTCTTATGAGATTCGTAATGCACTTTCCGAAGGTGTGGATAGTGAGGGTGGTTATCTGGTACCGGATGAGTTTGAGAAAACTCTTATTTCTGCACTTGGCGAAGCAAATGCAGTGCGTGAACATGCACATGTATTTAGCACTTCCAATGGTACTCATAAGATTCCGGTAGTGGTTTCAAAGGGAACTGCAGCCTGGATTGATGAGAATGGTGCTTATACAGAAGCAGATGATGTATTTGGTATGGAGCAGATTGATGCTCATAAAGTTGGTACTATCATCAAGGTTTCCGAGGAGCTTCTTTATGATTCTGCATTTGATTTGGAAGCTTATTTTCGTGATGAGTTTGCAAGAAGAATCGGTGATTGCGAGGAGGATGCATTTCTTAATGGTAACGGATCTAAGAAGCCTACCGGTCTCTTAAATAATACTGGTGGTGCTGAGATTGGTATTACTGCAGCGAGCGCAACAGCGATTACTGCGGATGAACTGATCGATCTTTTCTATAGCGTGAAGAGTCCTTACCGTAAGAATGCAGTTTGGGTACTTAACGATGCTACTGTTCGTTTGATCAGAAAGCTTAAGGATGCCAACGGACAGTATTTATGGCAGCCTGCTCTTCGTGAGGGCGAGTTTGATACTATCCTGGGTAAGAAGATTTATACTTCACCTTTCATGCCTACTGCGGCAGCCGGTGCGAAGACCATTCTTTTCGGTGATCTTTCTTACTACTGGATTGGTGATCGTCAGGGTGTAACCTTCAAGCGCCTCAATGAGAGATATGCGGACATGGGTCAGGTTGGCTTCCTTGCATCTAAGAGAGTTGACGGTAAGCTTGTACTTCCTGAAGCTGTGAAGGTGCTTCAGCAGAAGCCCGGTTCTAGTTCATAAGTGTAACTGGTGATTGTGAGGAGTCGCGGCGAGCGGCTCCTTATTAAATGGGGTGATGTTTGATGGCAGTAGTTTCATTGGAAGAAATGAAGAATTATCTGCGGGTGGACTTCGATGACGATGATGCACTGCTTGAAGGCATCATTGTACAGGGCCAGCAGATTTGTATGGATGTATCTAGGTTTACAGACCTTGAAGAGTTTGAGAAACAGCCTGTGAGTAAGATTGCGGTGATGTATGCGGTGGCATATTTATATGAGCATCGTGAGGATGCAGACCACAGAGCACTTACCGTAGGACTTCGGGCGTTGCTGTTTGGAATCCGGACACCGGGATTTTGATGGGAGGGATTGCTTTGAATGTGTCTTTGATGAATGAAAAAGTGACCTTCCAGAAGAATACGGTGGTGACGGATGCCATCGGCAATCATAAGAATGGCTGGGAAGATTTCTATACCTGTCACGCGACGATTGGTGGAGAGGGTATGGCAAGCTCCAAGGAAAAGGAAGAGGCTGGAACCATTGTTGAGGATATGGGAATGACGGTGACGGTTCGTTATTGCAAAAAGGCATCCGAGATTGGTTCCACTACTCACAGGATTGTTTTCAGGGATGAAATCTATGATATCACGAACGTGGATCATATGAATTTCAAGAAGAGGAGTCTAAAATTTAGCTGTAGGAAAGTGAGGCGGTAAGCATGGCAACGGACAGATGCAGGATTGACCAGATGGCGCATGTCATTATGGAAGGTTTGCAGGAATACGCTGACCTTGCGACAGAGGATATGAAGGCCGCTGTGAAGAAAGCAGGGAATAAAGCCAAAAGTGATGTACAGGCAGGTGCACCGGTTAAGACCGGGAAATATAAAAAGAGCTGGGCTGTAAAAACGACCAAGGAAAATGCAAACGCGATGGAAGTCACGGTGCATTCCAAAAATCGTTATCAGCTGGCACATCTGCTTGAATTTGGACATGCCAAGCGGGGTGGTGGCAGAACGAGAGCCTTTCCGCATATCGCGACCGCAGAAGAGGCTGCGGCTGAACTTTTGGAAAGAGAAGTGGAGGCGGCATTGAAATGACAATAGAAAACTTAGTGGAGATGCTGCAGGAGTTAAGGATTCCTTTTGCATATGACCACTTTGCAGAGGGAGAAAGTCCTGAACCTCCGTTCATTTGTTATCTGATTCCGGGTAGTGATAACTTTGCTGCTGATGGCAGGGTGTATTTCAAATTGAATGAGGTCAGGATTGAGATGTACACCGATTTCAAGGATATTATCTTGGAGTCGAGAGTAGAGGATGTCTTAGACAGACACGAGATTTTTTACAACAAGTCGGAAACATGGATCCAGAGCGAGAAGCTTTATGAGGTCATGTATAGTTTTGATATGGAGGGTTTGAATAATGGCTAAGAATAAGGTCAAATACAATCTTAAGAATGCACACTACGCAATGCTTAAGGTGGATGAAGAGGGTGTGGTTTCCTTCGATAAGCCTGTGGCATTGCCCGGTGCAGTTTCGATTTCTCTGGATGCCAATGGAGAACCGGAGAATTTCTATGCAGATGGTACTGCGTATTATGTCATCAATAACAACATGGGTTATGACGGTGATTTGGAGCTTGCAATGATTCCAGAGGATTTCAGAGTGTCTGCTTTGAATGAAACTCTGGATGATAACAAGGTTCTGATTGAGGATGCGAATTCTGAGTTGAACAGATTTGCACTTCTTTTTGAGTTCGATGGAGATGTGAAGCACATCCGTCATGTCCTTTATAACTGCTCTGCAAGTAGGCCCGGTATCGAGGGTAAAACAAACGAAGAGAGTAGAGAGATTCAGACGGAAACTCTTACCATCAAGGCAACACCACTTCCTTCCGGTGTGGTTAAGGCTAAGACCGGTAATGAGACAGACAGCACAGTTTATGCCGATTGGTACAAGGCAGTTTACATGCCTACACTTACCGGTGTGAATACAGGTGAAGAGTAAGAGGTTATGGTGCCCTGGGATTTGTAAGTCCCAGGGTATTTTGACAGATAGGAGGAAATGCGATGAGCATGATTAAGAATATCGAAATTGACGGAAAGCAGGTGCCTTTCAGAGCAAGTGCTGCGATTCCGAGAATATACAGAATGAAGTTCCAGAGGGATATCTATAAGGATTTGGCTTCTTTGGAGAAGGCGATTGACAGCAACAGCGAAGAGGTGAGCAACCTGGATTTGTTCTCCTTGGAAATGTTTGAAAATATCGCTTATGTCATGGCGAAGCATGCGGATCCGAATATTCCTGATACACCGGAAGAGTGGCTGGATGCTTTTAATACTTTCAGTATTTATCAGGTGCTTCCAAAGATTATCGAGCTTTGGGGACTCAATGTGAGAACGGATGCAGAGGCTAAAAAAAACTTCGTGCAACAGACCGTCCGATGACGACACCGTTGTTCCTTTTAAGGTGTGTCCAGTTGGGGATTAGCATCAGGGATTTGGACTTACTCACGATAGGAATGGTTAATGACATGTATGTGGAGAGCGGGAATGACCAGGATGCGGACAAGAAGTACAGTGTGATTGCAACACAGGCTGATTTTGATCGGTTCTAGTGGGAGATTGTATAAGATTTTGTTGAAACAAGCACAGCCTCTCAACAGGGTCTGTGCTTGTAAGATTGGCGTTGCAGCATTAGTACAATACTGCATCATCGGCGGTAAATTCGCCAAGAGAGTTTTCCTTAACCTGAATGCAAACATAAGTAATACCGGATTCCTGAGAAGCAAAGAATTGACGTTTTGCTGCAGGAGAAATTCTTAACCAATCACCGGCAATGAGATTAATTTCCTCATTGTCGATAATAGCTTTTCCTTTGCCAGAAAGAATTCCATAAATCTCTTCGTTATTTTTGTGAGAGTGGACAAACGGAACATTTGCTCTGGCAGGAAGTTGGTTAATACTGATTTCAGTTCCAGTTAAGGAAAGTTTTTCATGAAGCTCAGTTCTGCCTTCGTTTCCAATGTTAGTTTTTGTGTAATTTGCCATGATATATACCTCCGTATTTTTTGCAATTTCGTATTGCTTATCTATACCATACGGAATAACACATTCAAAAACAAGTACGCACCTTTTTATAACTATACACAATATAATGAATGTGCTATTATGGACATGGAGGTGATGCAAAATGAAAACAAAGGATGAACTTCCTGCTTGCCCTGTAGCAACAGCAGTATCTCTTATTGGAGGGAAATGGAAACTTCTCATTTTACGCAATTTAAAGACACGACCGTGGAGATTTAATGAATTGCAAAGGGACTTAGATGGGATATCTCAGAAGGTGCTTACGGATAGTCTTAGACAGATGATCGATGATGGACTTGCTTATCGACACGATTATCAGGAAATGCCTCCAAGGGTAGAATATGGATTAACGGAACTTGGAAAAGAAATGTTACCAATTATTGATGCATTAGCTGATTTTGGCAATTATTATAAGTCTGTTGTTGGCTAACGATAAGAAAGTTTATATTCAGAAAATACAGTGCAAAGCATCTGCCATTTAGTTGGTGGGTGCTATTATTTTGGATAGGGTCGAGAAATCGGCTCTTTTATTTTGCCATAAAATAAAGGGAGGTTCGGTATGGCTGCATCGAGAATTAAAGGTATTACCATCGAAATCGGCGGCGATACCACAAAACTTCAAACAGCATTAAAGAGCGTTAATACTGAAATCAGGAATACCCAGGCTCAGCTTAAGGATGTGGAGAAGCTTCTTAAGCTGGATCCTGGTAATACAGAGCTTCTGGCTCAGAAGCATAAGCTGCTTGGGGATGCGGTTAAGGAAACTAAGGAAAAACTGGAGACTTTGAAGACCGCAGCGGAGCAGGCGGAGAAGGCTTTGAATGACGGAACGATTTCCAAGGATCAGTATGATGCTCTGCAAAGGGAGATTATTGAAACTGAGAATGAGTTGAAGAGACTGGAAGAGCAGGCAAACCAGTCCGCTACGGCGTTACAGAAGATTTCTGCTACCGGTGAGAAGTTAAAGGATGTAGGAAGCAATATAGAGGGAGCTGGAAAGAAACTTTTTCCTGTTACGGCTACTGTGACTGCTCTTGGTACTGCTTCTGTGAAGACGGCGGCGGATTTTGAATCTGCCATGAGTAAGGTGGCGGCGGTATCGGGAGCAACAGGAAGTGATTTGGAGGCTCTGACAAAGAAGGCCAGGGAGATGGGAAGCAAGACCAAGTTCTCTGCATCTGAGGCGGCGGAAGCCATGAACTACATGGCAATGGCTGGCTGGAAGACAGAGGATATGCTTTCCGGTATTGAAGGTGTTATGAACCTGGCGGCTGCTTCTGGGGAAGATTTGGCAACCACATCTGATATCGTAACCGATGCCTTGACTGCTTTTGGACTAACGGCAAAGGATTCGGGGCATTTTGCAGATGTGTTGGCGGCGGCATCAAGCAATGCCAACACTAATGTATCTATGATGGGCGAGACCTTCAAGTACTGTGCACCGGTTGCAGGTGCTTTGGGGTTCTCAGTGGAAGATACTGCGGAAGCCATTGGATTGATGGCGAATGCTGGTATCAAGTCTACCCAGGCGGGTACTTTCCTTCGAACCATTATGACAAATCTTTCCGGAGAGGTTAAGATTTGTGGGGAAAATATTGGTGAGGTAACAGTTGCCACCACCAATGCAGATGGTTCCATGAGGGAGTTGTCCGATATTCTGGCAGACTGTCGGGTGGCATTTTCGGGATTATCAGAATCGGAGAAAGCAGCTGCGGCGGAATCACTGGTAGGAAAGAATGCTATGTCAGGATTCCTTGCTCTTATGAATGCAGGGGAAGGAGACATTGCGAAGCTCTCAGGAGCGATAGATAACTGTAACGGTGCTGCACAGAGTATGGCAGACACCATGAATAATAACCTGGAAGGTCAGCTCACGATACTGAAATCTCAGTTGCAGGAGTTGGCCATTTCTTTTGGTGAGATTCTGTTGCCGGCGGTGAAAAAGATTGTGAGCTGGGTGCAGGGATTTATTGATGTTTTAAACAGTCTGCCGGATGGAGTGAAGGAAACCATTGTTACGGTTGCTTTGATTGCGGCGGCACTGGGCCCGGTACTGATTATCGTTGGAAAAATCATTACTGCAGTGGGTACGATTATGACCATTGTGCCAAAGGTTGTGGGCGTGATTAAGGCAGTAAAAACTGCGTTTCTGGCACTGAATGCGACCATGCTTGCCAATCCGATTGTGCTGATTATCGCAGCTATTGCAGCCTTGGTGGCGGCGTTTATTTATCTTTGGAATAACTGTGATGAGTTCCGACAGTTCTGGATTGATTTGTGGGAAAGCATCAAGGAGATTGCGGTTGCAGTCTGGGAAGCTTTGAAGGAATTCTTTGTGGCTGCATGGGAGTTTATCAAGACCACAGCGGAAACGGTTTGGAATGGCTTGGCTTCTTTCTTTTCCGGGCTTTGGGAAGGCATCAAGAATACATTTACTACCGTTGTGAATGCAATCAGCACTTTTTTATCGACTATGTGGAATACCATCAAGTCTGTGGCAGAGACCATCTGGAATGCGATTTCCACCTTCATCATTACTATTTGGAATGGAATCAAGACGGTGGTGACTACGGTGGTTACGGCGATCAGTACTTTCCTTACTACTGCATGGAATACTATTAAGACAGTAATTACGACTGTGCTGAATGCTATCAAGACGGTATTTTCTACAGTGTGGAATGCCATCAAAAATGTGGTTACCACAGTGGTTAATGGTATCAAGAATACTATCACGACAGTTTGGAATGGTATCAAGAATACGGTGTCTACTGTTGTGAATGCCATTAAGACGGCGGTGTCAACTGCTTTCAGCACCATGTGGAATGGGATTAAGAATACCATTTCGGGAATCTACAACACCATCAAGAATGGATTTACCAATGCAGTGAATTTCATTAAAAATCTGGCTTCTTCGGCGTTCAGCTGGGGAGCAGATATCATCAATGGTATTGTGAATGGTATCAAATCCTGCATCGGAAAGGTGAAGGATGCGGTTTGCAGTGTGGCTGACACAATCAAATCCTTCCTGCATTTCTCTGTACCGGATGAAGGACCTCTGACGGAATACGAGAGCTGGATGCCTGACTTTATGTCCGGACTGGCAAAGGGTATTGAGAAGAGCAAGGGCATGGTAAAGGATGCGGTAAGCGGTCTTGCGGCTGATATGGTGGTAAATCCTCAGTTGAATGCAGGTCAGATGGCTATGGCTGGCGGTGGTTCTGTGTCCGGTGCAGATATGAGTAGTTTTGTATCGGCGATTAAGGATGCAGTTTCTTCTGTTAATGGTGGAAGCGGGGATATTGTAATTCCTGTGTACCTTGGCGGTACGATGTTGGATGAAGTGATTGTAAATGCTCAGCAGAGAGCAAATCTAAGAAGTGGAGGGAGATAAGGGTGGCGTTTTTTCAATATTTGAATTTTGACGGCGTGGATCTTCCTCTGCCGGATAGTTATGAAGTGGATATGTCAGATAAGGAAGCAGACAGTGGTGGAGAGACAGAGGCCGGAACTGTGCAGAGGGATGTGGTGAGAACTGGCGTTGTGACAATATCTGTTTCCTTTTCTGTTACCCAGAAGTGGCTGACGTTGCTTACTGGCTATAAACAGCAGGAAAAGATAAGAGTCGGATTCTTTGACCCGGAGACTGCAAGTGTAAGACAGACGGAAATGTATGTGGAAGGATTTAAGGCAAAGCTTAAGAAGGATACGAGCTATAAGGGACTTTGGGTTATAAATTTCACACTGAAAGAATTATAAGAACTAAATGACAGATATTAAGCTGACTGGTTGAACGAATAACTTATTCATGTATTGATATTGACAATAGTACGAAAACGTATTATTATAAAATACGAAATCGTATTATAAAGGAGCGAGTT